AGGTTACGTTTGTACCACAACCATTCATTGGGATGGTATGTTAGATGTGGATCATATTGATGGAAATCCGTCAAATAATAATCCATTGAATTTGCAAACATTATGTAAGTGTTGTCATGCTCTCAAGTCTAACATGAGTGAAGATTATAAAACAGAAGGGAGAAAATCCCTTGGAATCAAATATTGAGGATATAATGGTGATTGATATGAATGATGATGAAAAGTTGAATTTGAAGGAACTATTAAAGACTAATGTGGTTGAAGTGACCTTCAAGAAGGTCAATGGTGATAAGAGGGTGCTACATTGCACTCTCCAGCCATCACTTCTCCCAGAGTCGGTGGTGAAGGAGGAGACACGGAAACAGAGCGACACTTCTCTTGCTGTCTGGTCGATTGAAGATGATGGTTGGCGATCCTTCCGTTGGGAGTCTATTATTTCGTTTGGTATTAAGGAGTAAATATGAAGTTTGTTAGTATGTTGTTTGCGTTGGTGTTAGTTGGTTGTTCTGATGCGGAATTAGGTAAGATCGAAGCAATCGGACAAGGTGGACATATTGAATGCTGGTCTGGCGCTCATAAGTATTATGAAGGTGAGTCAACAGGTAAGATCATGACTGAACATGAAACTGATGGTTGGTTTTTTATGGAAAAAGGTACTAATGATTTGATCCGTGTTTCTGGTCCCTGTGTGATTCGTAACTAAATAACATCGAAGGAACGATTTAAACAAGGACGTTTCTTTTTTATTTGGTGAATTATGAATGAGAATAAGTTTATTGTAATTAAAGGTAGAAATACAGTTGTTGGTAAATATGGTTTGCATTATGAAATTTATGATACTGTGAATTTCATTTGTTCTGAAAAAGAACTTCAAAAATATCAAAGGCGATATGTTTATTATAATCTATATCATGTCGACCACAAAATGAAACCCATTCGTTTTAGACGGGATGTTAATTGCCGTAGACGCCACCTATTAAAGTGTGATGGCACTATTTTTGCTGAAAAAGTAAAGATTTTTGACTATCAAGATGGTACCTATTATGGTTTTATTCCTGTAGAGGCATTCAATTTCTAATATGACAAAATTCCAATTAAATAAAAAGGATGTAGAGAAGATTCTCGAAATTATGAATAAGTTTCCTCAAGACAGAAATTATGAACTTGAGTATTACCCTGGTGCTATTGGGTATAGTATTGAAATGACTGTTCCGGTTTCACTAAAAGGTCAAATGGGAACATTTAAAATTGATATTACTGATCCGGGAGAGTGGTAAAATTTCTTGACAAAAATGGTCAGAAATTGATATAATCCAGTATAAATAAAATTGATGATTTGGGGTGTGACAGGATGACGCACCAACCCGACAAGGATGTTTAAGTGTAACTTTAAGATGTTAAGAGGTAATTATGGCTACTATTGCTAAAGATGTTGTAACGTCAGAGGCACCACTACTCAATAAGGCGTGGTTGACCGCTGCATTTGGTATCTATGCTGTGTTCTATTTCTGGGTACGTTGGTATGAAGGCGTATACGGATGGGCTGCAGGCCTAGATTCATTCGCACCAGAGTTTGAAACTTATTGGATGAATTTCTTGTATACAGAAATTGTCCTAGAAGTGACAACTGCAAGTATTCTATGGGGTTATATTTGGAAGTCAAGGGATCGTAACCTTGCCGCTATTACTCCAAGGGAAGAACTCCGCCGTAATATGACACACCTAGTATGGTTATTTGCATATGCAAATGCAATCTATTGGGGTGCTTCATACTTTACTGAACAGGATGGTACGTGGCATCAGACAATCGTAAGAGATACTGATTTTACTCCAAGTCATATCATTGAGTTCTACCTGTCATACCCAATCTACATTATCACCGGTTTTGCGGCATTCTTATATGCCAAGACCCGTCTGCCATTCTTTGCAGAAGGTCTATCCCTGCCTTACCTAGTGACTGTGGTTGGTCCTTTCATGATTCTACCTAATGTTGGTCTAAATGAATGGGGACACACCTTCTGGTTCATGGAGGAACTTTTTGTGGCCCCTTTACATTATGGCTTCGTGTTCTTTGGGTGGCTTGCTTTGGCTATTGCGGGTGTATTGCTACAGGTCTTCTCTTCTTTTGCCAATCTGATTGGAAAGGAATTGATGACAGCGATTGACGCAAAAAGTTAAGATTAACTTACGTCTAATCTTATGAGGGGAAACTACGGTTTCCCCTTTTTTTGCTTGACAGGACATGAAAATTGTGTTAGAATGGTCCTCTAAATTATGTTGTGGTGAAATATGACTCCTTCTGAAATTAAATCAAAAATCCGTCAACGCCGGTCTCAAATGCTGGTGCATTCTCGTATCTATTATGTCCTAGATGAAAATATAGTATCTGATGATACTTGGCAGAAATGGGCCAATGAGCTGCGTGATCTTCAAGAACAATATCCTAAGTATTGTAAAATAGATTTTTATGATCGTGAATTTGCAACGTGGAATGGTGATTCCGGTGCATTCCTTCCGTTGAATGATCCTTATGTTGTGAATAAAACCCAACAAGTTATTAACCAGTGGTATAAAGAAAATGAAAAGTAATACACCAAAAACCACTTATGATTCTGATGATCTGGGTATCATTCTATCAGGACAAAAAGAAAGTAAACCGGTATACATGAAATGTGCTTATAACTATTATAAGATTAAACGTGTGGTTGACATGGGTGAATTTTATATGTTAGAATCACCTGAAGAAGATGGTGTAATTGGATTGGATAAGGAGGAAAATTAATGAAAGTGTATATCTCTAAATATCGTAACCATTGGTTATCTCCATATACTATTCTGGAAAAGATATTCTTCTGGAAAGAAATTGATTATGATGACCCTTTTATTGATAAGTGGTCAGATAGACTTGATCCATACTGTATTGGATTAATGAAGTTCTTGGATTTTTTTCATCCACGAATAAATTATATCAAGATTGATAAGTATGATACCTGGGATATGGATAAAACATTATCTCCTATCATTTTAGCTATGTTGAATCAATTAAAGGGAACCAAACATGGTGCTCCTTGTGTTGCCGATGAGGATGTACCAGAAGAATTAAAGAGTACCTCTGCACCACCTAAAGAAAATGAATGGGATACTGATGGTAACTGGTTTAAACGGTGGGATTGGGTAATGGATCAAATGATTTGGTCATTTGAACAACTTGTTGATGATACTTGGCAAGATCAGTATCATGGAAAGTGTACCATTACTGGTGGTTGTGGTTCTTTTGATCGTGAGGGTTATATCAAACATTCGGAAAGAATTAATAATGGTTTGAGATTGTTTGGTGTGTATTATACAGGACTTTGGGATTAGAATGTCGGACGAAAATACAAAAGTAAAACACTCGAAACGTATGTTCCATACCGAAACTGTTATTGCAAAAAGAAGAAAACTTCTTAAACAGTATAATATGGATTGGGATAATAACAGAATGATTAAACAGAAACACCGTCTATCTAAAATGAATGGTATCAACTGTGGTAATCCAGGTTGTATGTTGTGCATTAACCCTCGAAAGTATGGTGAGAAAACTATTCAAGAATTGAGTTTTGAACAGACAGAAAAGTGGAGTGAAGAATGATTGAATTTGAGAAAGATACTTGGGAAGAGTTTGTATGCAATTTTGCTGGCAAATTAAGTGTTGGGTATACCATCGAAGATGCTTTGAAAAATTTTCTTAAAGAATATTGGACAGTTCTCAATGTTCTGGAAAGTCAAGCAACGGAAAAAGATGAAAAAGAGGAAGAAGAATCTCTTGATGTTTACTTTGAACGTAGAATGAAACCTGTGTGGAATTATGTGTATAATCTGAATAGAGAAATTGGTAAGTTAAAGGCTGATGTTGCTCTATTGAAGGAAGCTGATGCTGCCAGAACAATGACTTATGGTCCTATAAAGTATCCAAATAATATTCCACCGACTCATGAATATCCACTGGATTGGTATAAAGTTACCGCACATTCAAATGCACAAGACAATCAACGTATTCCTGGTTTGATGCCAGAAGGATTTGCAACTACTGGTTATATGCAAGTAGTAGATCCAAAGTATACAGCTGCACAGATGAAAGATTGGTCTGGACTGAGGTTCGATGATCCGGCAGAGAGAAGGTAATGAATTTACTTAATTATTTTGGTGCTAGAAGGAGGTTAGTTGAGGTAAACAAAACCATTATGTCTATGGGTGGTGAAGAGGAAGCACCCCCATTACTTTTAGCTCAAAGGGATATGACAGCTGATGAGGTAACATATTTCTACTATGAATCAATTTCTGATGTGATATATACTTTTATATTCTTATTGATTTTAATTGTTGGATATGGAGCATCTGATGCCCTGTAAAAAAATGATATTGGATATTTCATTGTCAGAATTGAACAGTGAACTACAGTATGAAAAAGAAGGATTTTTCACCCGAAAAAACTCAAAAGGTGGAAAAATTATAGGTTCCAGAGCAGGAAATATTGATAGAAATGGTTATGTACACGTTTCCATCAATAAAAGAAGGTATCTAGAACATCGATTGGTTTGGTTGTATCACCACGGTTATTTACCAGATAACTTTATCGACCATATCAATAGAAATCCTTCTGACAATAGAATAGAAAATCTCAGAATTTGCCCAAATAATCATAGACAAAATGCACAAAATACTGGCAAATTTTCACATAATACATCTGGACATAAAGGTGTAGGTTGGTCTCCAGGAAAAGGTAAGTGGAGAGCAGTAATTGGTGTTAAAGGTAAGAGTATACATTTGGGTTATTTCAAAGATAAAGTGAGTGCAATACAAGCTAGGAAAATTGCCGAAAAGCAATTCTTTGAATTTAGTGAAGAGGATTAAATAATGGGTTTCGACCTAATAACAAAGAGAGATTGTCCCCATTGTGGTAAAGAAATTGGTGGAGGTCGTGGTAACCTAAAGACCCACATGAAAAAGTGTGCCAAGAAACTTGGTATTCTCGAAGATGTATTTGTACCTGTAAAGGAAATAAAAGGAGAAAATGAAATGAGTCTATTTGTTGAAGTGCATTCACTAGAAAAAGGGTGTCAGGTTATTATTAACCTAGATCATGTTATTGAAATTGCACCATTGGTTGCTGGTGGTTGTGCATTGTTTATGACTGATGGTTCTAATAAGATTTCAATCAATGTGGCTGATTCGTATGAACTATTCAAGCAGTTTGCCATGCAGACCGTTAGCTCAGAAGATATTGCAAGAAAGATTAAGTCATTGAAGGGTGCATAATGTCTAGGATCAGTTTTACTTTTAGTGATAGAACGTATGAATCTATTGGTCCAGTGTGTAATGGTGAAAAACTTCAAAAACCAAAGAAACCTGAAAAGGTTGTTAATCTTGAAATTGATAATGTAGAATCGATGCACATTGCTGAAATTGTTCATCACTTTGAACAATTCTTGAAGTCTAGTGGATATGTTATCTACGGAAATATTCGTGTTGTTAATCCTGGTTTCGAGTCACAACAAGAAAAATATTTTGGTACAATGTGGAAAGAACCTGATACTATTACAACTGTAAGTGTATCAGAACCTACTCCACAAAATGGAAAGTGGCGACTATAAGGTTTAGATAAATACCTGACTAGATAACAACTAATCAGGGATTTATAAATGTTCATATTAGTAATAGACCCATGTGGTTTAACTCTTGACTGGTGCCTACGTTGTATTGCAGCTGGGCACACAGTCAAACTTTTCACAGAAGGTAAAAAAGCAGAACCAATTGGACAGGGACTTGTTGATAAAGTAACCAATTGGAAGAAATATATGGACGTTGCCGATCTAATCTTTTCGGCAGACAATTTGAAATATATGGATGAACTTGATGTTTATATCAAGAAAGGATATCCAGTATTTGGCCCAGGTAAAAGAGCCGCAAAACTAGAACTTGATCGTATGTATGGTCAAGACGTTATCAAAGAATTTGGTGGTCCAATTATACCATCATATCCATTCAAGAATTACGACCAAGCAATTCAATTCATCAAAGATAATCCTAAGAGATATGTTTCTAAGCCAATAGGTGAAGAAGAAGATAAATCTCTGTCATATGTTGCAAAAGATGAAGCGGATATGATTGGATTCTTATCTAAGAGAAAAGAGTTAGGTAAAGCTGCATCGTTTATTCTACAAGAATTCAAACCCGGTGTCGAGGTAGCGGTAACAGGTATTTTCGGACCAGGTGGTTGGGAACCCTATTGGTGTGAAGGTTTTGAACACAAGAAACTAATGGTCGATGAAAAAGGTCCCAATACAGGTGAAATGGGAACTGTTATTCGATACACCAAATACTCCAAACTTGCTAATATGTTAATGAAACCAATGGAAGAAACTCTACATAAGATTGGTTATGTTGGTATGTTAGACGTTAATGTTATCGTTGATGAAAAGGACGGTACACCATGGCCAATGGAATGGACCGCACGTCCAGGTTACCCGATGTTCAACATCATGTTATCTCTCCACAAAGGCGATCCTGCTGAGTGGATGTTAGATTGCGTCAAAGGCAAAAACACTCTGGAAGTCGAGGAGAAGACTGCCGTTGGTGTTGTTATCTGTAATTCTGACTTCCCTTGGGCCAAGAAGCCAATCGAAACCTATCTTGATTTCCCTATTATCACCGATGATTGTGATATAGATCACGTTCATCCATGTGAGGTAAAACTTTGCACAACCATGAAGATGATTGATGATAAGGTTGTGGAAGATATTCCAGAATGGGGAACCGCAGGTACCTACGTTTGTGTTTGTACTGGTGTAGCTGATTCTATTACTGAAGCAAAAGATAAGGCTTATAAACAAATTAAAAATGTTAAAGTAGGAAATGACTACGGTTATCGTACTGATATTGGTGAAAAATGCGAAAAATATCTCAAAAAATTAAAGAAATTTGGTTATTGCACAGGATGGCGTTTTTAATCAATTTTCTTACATTTCCATCCTTTATATTGATTTAATTTATTTTTTGACACCATATTCATACAACCAACATTTAAATTATTTTCTCTACAAAACTTCGACATATTTTTTATAATATATGACTTTCCGGCAGGATCAATAATCAACCAATTACATGATTTTGATTCTGCCACTTTCAATATATGATTTTTATCTTTTGGTTTACCCTTATTAATACATCCATATCTGTTACCTTTGAAATGTAAGCTTATTTCTTTTTTTCTTTTTTCTGTATGTTTGTAACCAATAGTACTTTCGCCGCCATCTGTTTTATTGTGTAGAATTCCAGATCCATTATCTTTTCTACCAAACCAACGTATGTAATATCTTTCCATCATCAAAGCTTGGATTTCAGACAAATCTTGTTTTATAAAGATTATTCTGGATTTGTCTTTCGGAGTGGAAATTCCATGTTTCCTATGACATTTATAGGCTCTATTTTGCTTTCCTTTTCCAACATAATATGGTGTATAATTTGAACGCAAATATAAATAAACGTAATAAATACTCATGCTGATACTCCTGTTTAGTATTAGAATAGGTGGGGATTGCAGTCCCGTGACCTATATTTATTTATAGCACTTGACTTAACGACTCATGTATGTTACAATGACCATTCTCATGACTGTTTTATAATACACTATGAATATTTTCTATCTTGATTCTGACCCAAAAGTTTGTGCTCAAATGCACAATGACAAGCATTGCATTAAAATGATTTTAGAATATGCACAATTACTCTCTACTGCTCACCGTGTTCTTGATGGCACTCAATCTGTATGCCACAGTAAAACTGGTCGTAAACAGACTAGATATGTTCTTTCTGATGGTCGTGATTCTATTTTGTATTCTGCTACTCATATCAACCACCCTTCCGCTATTTGGGTAAGACAATCTATTGCAAATTATGATTGGTTATATTCTTTGTTGATGGAACTTTGCAAAGAGTATACATATCGTTACGGTAAGGTGCATAAGTGTGAACGTGATGGTTTAGTGGGCGTTCTCGCCAATTATCCAAAAAATCTTAAACCTCGTAGTTTCACTCAACCCACTCCTGCAATGCCTGATGATGTAAAAATTTTAGGAAATTCGTTGGAATCGTACCGTAACTACTATATAAAGAATAAAACACATTTGGCCTCATGGTCAGGTAAAGTTAATTCACGTTCAATACCGGAGTGGTATAATGCCAGTTTATCAGTTTAAAAATGTAAATACAGGTGAAGTAGAAGAACACATGATGAGTTATACCAAATTGGATGAGTTTAAGGAACAAAATCCACATTTGGAAAGACACTTTGCACCGGAGAATCTACCAGTCCTTGGTGATAGTATGAGAATGAGTTTACCAAAGTATAGTCAAGGTGACCCTGCTTTTGAACATGGTGTAATTGATCGTATTAAAGAATCTGTACCAGGTAATACACTCAAAGACAACCATAAAACACAAGGATCTAAGTGGATTTAATTTTCTCAACAACCCAACAGGGATACCATGGCAACAAAAAAAAGAACAGCCGCAGAGGAAGCACAGAAGCAACATTTCTCAATAAGAAATATTGAGCCATTAACGGAGAATCAAGCAAGAGCATTCGAAGCATACGAAGAAGGTAAAAATCTAGTATTATCAGGGTCAGCTGGTACAGGTAAAACTTTTCTTGCAATGTCTATGGCATTACGAGAACTGATTAAAAATCCCGGTTCGTATTATAAGAAATTGATTATCATCCGTTCTGCGGTACCATCAAGGGATTTGGGTTTTGTACCTGGTACATTGGAAGAAAAGTCCAAGATATACCAGGATCCTTATATGAATATAGCTAATGAACTAATTGGGAGAGGCGATGCCTGGCATTTTTTGGTTAACAAAGAGATTATCGAATTTCAGACTACTTCTTTCTTACGTGGTCTTACTTTTACTGATTGTATCATTATCTTTGATGAGTTTCAGTCTGCTACATTTCATGAAATTGATACCGTTTTAACTCGTATTGGTGAAAATTGCAGATTTATTCTTTGTGGTGATTTCTGTCAGAATGACCTAAGTATTAAAAGAGAAAAGTCTGGTTTTGAAGACGCTATTAGAATTTTACGTCAGATCAATCATGTCAAAGAAGTGAAATTCACTATTGATGATGTTGTTCGTTCTGGTTTTGTTCGTGAATATTTAAAAGAGAAAGAAAGACAAGGACTATGAAATTTAATTATTGCCCACCTATACAGATTCCTGAACTGGAATCAGTAACATATCCAGATGGAAAAAGATATTATCTCACCCCAGACGGAGATAAGTTTCCATCTGTTACAACTGTTGTAGGTTCGGTAAAGAAGAAACAGATAATGGAATGGAGAAAACGTGTTGGTGATGAAGAAGCCAATAGAGTATCCAGAGTAGCATCAAACAGAGGAACAACCGTTCATACCTTGTGTGAACGGTACCTCAATAATGAATCTGTTGGTTCTGATGATATTATGCCTGATGCCTTTGCAATGTTTAGATCAATAAGACCTATTCTTGATGATATTAATAACATTCATTATCAAGAGCAGGCATTATGGTCTAAATCATTGGGTCTAGCGGGTCGTGTTGATTGTATTGCAGAATTTAAAGGTCGACTTTCAGTAATCGACTTTAAAACTTCAAATAGAATCAAACATGAAGATGATATTGAAGATTATTTCTGGCAATGCACCGCATATGCTTTGATGTATGAAGAACTGGTGGGAATACCTATTCATAATATTCATATCATTATGGCTGTTGAAGGTAGTAAACCAATTGTGTTTAGTAAAAGAACAGAAGATTATATTTCAGGTCTGGTCAAGGTCATCCGAGACTACAACAAGGGCTTGACAAATTCTTAATTTTCATATATAATAGTACAATGAAAGTAAAAGAACTCATACAAAAATATTTCGAAGCAATCTTCAACAAAGACTCCCAAAAGGAAGAAAAGTTGTATAAGAAGATTACTAAGAAGAGTTTAAAAGGAAAGAAAACTCAAAGAGTTAAGTAAATGGTTGTTTGTATTTGCAGAAATATTAGAGAGTCAGAATACAATAATCAAGAAGATTTACTGGACCGTCTTCTGGATGAAGATGTTTGTTGTGGTAAATGTATAGAAGAATTCGTTGAAGTAGTAAGTAGTTTGGAGTAGACGGGAAGTTCGACTCTTCCCCACCTCCACCAAAAGCATACATAGACGGTACTCATCGGGTAGGGTCGCAACCCCCTAGAGTATACGAGACAAGCCCCTTGACGGATGTATGCTTTTGATGGGGGTGAATTGGAATCGATACACAAATCAGGGACTATGGAGAATCGGCAAGAATCAGAAGCCGTTAGGATTGGGGTTACCTGGTCGAAGAAGATAAATAAACTAAACGCTAACGATGACGTTTATAACTACGCTCTAGCAGCATAGTCGGGGTTCGGGGGTTCCTTGTTAACCAATACCCCCACTTTTATCAACAACAGAAGGTATCTACAAATTATTATTTGATTTTGACTCAATCGGGAATTTACAACTCCCTGTTTTTAAACACTCCAAAAAGTAAAAAAGCGAAAAAGTCTATTCGTAACTGGAGACCAAGAGTTTTCTGAGAATACTATTCTCTTAAATCTCGTAATCAAGAGGTAAGAAAACGATGTATTCGAAACATCTAAAACCAAAACTTTTGTCATTAATTTTTCTGGCATTATTATCAACAAACTTAATGGCACAAACTGGTACAGCATCATGGTATGGACATCCACACCATGGTAAAAAAACTGCATCAGGTCAGATATATAATATGCATCATTTGACAGCGGCTCACCGGACAATTAAATTAGGATCTAAAGTAAAAGTAACCAATTTAAAGAATAAAAAGTCTGTGGTTGTTACAATCAATGATCGGGGACCTTTTGCAAAAGGTCGTATTATTGACCTTTCTCATGCAGCTAAAACTGCAATTGCTATGGATGGTACTGCAAAAGTGAGTTTAGAAATTTTGGATTGACACAGAGATCAAACTATGATATCCTTTACCGTATATGAATATTGTGAAGATGGTATAATGATAACCAGGCATGAACCTATTGAACCTCCTGTTCAAGGTCTGCCTCCAAATTATTCATCTACAATCACAATGAAAAAATCTGAATTGACACATCTAATTAATATATTGAGTGATTATGTCGAAACCAAGCAAGGATGAAATACAAGAATTTAGTATGATGATTGAGGTTATGGCATCTGATCTTAAATGTAATAGATTGGATGCCATTCTTCATCATTGTGAAGAAACTGGTCTTGAAGTAGAAGTGGCCAGCACATTACTATCATCTGCTCTGAAAGGTAAAATCAGAGAAGAATCTGAACAACAAAATTTGGTAAAGAAGACTTCTAAACTACCGATATGATCTTAATTGAAGGTGAAGGTTTTAGTGCCTACGCCATTTATAATGCAATACATCTGCATTTTACTTCAAGTAGTTATGATTACTTCAAGTATAATGGCGGTACTAATGTAAGTAAGGATTCATTTCTGAAAAGGAATGATAAATATAAGTTTCATAAACTATCCAGAAAATACTCAAATGATGAGTTAAGAGATTATTTTGTCTCTAATTTTATTCATACTGAGGTAAACTGGGTAGGTGATATTGTAGGTGAGTCAGGTGAAACTACCTATCGTGACTGGAAGAAAAGGAATCAAAGTCTGACTTATGTATATCAGAATGATATCAAGACTTTATTTGATGAGGTAGATAGTCCAGGTGATCTTTTGGCAATTAAGTCAGGTAACTATCCTAGACTGTTGAAGTTAACAATGGAAGGTAGAATTTCACTTGAAACTTTATGTATATTGAATGATATTATGAATTTCTTTCCTATGTGGGAAAAGAAGATAGATGATGATATAATATGGCCGACCTGGAAAAGAAAGGTTGAACGATATACACCGTTTATCAATTATGATAAAGATAAGTTTAAGAAGATACTGAAGGAAGAAATATGAAAAAGCCACAAATTAGTTGCATCTACCTTGATATGGATGGGGTTATTGCAGACTTTGAAAAGAGATATAAAGAACTATTTCATATGGAACCTAGAGAGGCTGAAAAACAGGAAAAGTTTAGGCCATTCTTTGCTGAATTTATCAGAAACCAAAACTTTGCTTCACTTGAACCTATGGAACACGCAATGGAAGGAATTAATTTCCTCAAAAAACTCCATGTTCCTACCCAGATACTTTCTTCTACGGCCAATGAGAAATATTATGATGATATTTCTAAACAGAAGATGATTTGGTTGCAGAAGTATGGTATCACATTTAACCCTATTTTTGTTCCAGGTAAAAGACTGAAACAACAATATGCCGCACCTGATAAGATTTTGATTGATGATACAGAAATCAACATCAAGCAATGGAATGAAGCAGGAGGCATTGGAATTCTCCATAAGGATTGGGAAACTACAATAGCCATTCTTAAAATGTATGTCTAAATAGGGGATTGACAATAAATCTATATTATGTTATAATCCGTTTTTCATTATGCGTAAGTGATATATTCCGTTAATACACCGTTATACACCGTTAATAAGAGGTAATTATGTCTAATTTTGCAAATCTAAAAAAGCAGTCTGGTAATCTTGATAAGCTTGCAAAAGCTATCGAGCAACTCAATTCTTCCGATTCAGAATCATCTTCCGATAAGTTCTGGCGTCCCGAAACTGATAAGGCAGGCAATGGTATGGCAACTATTCGTTTCCTACCTGGTGCAGCTGTCGATGGTGATGATGCACTTCCTTGGGTCAAGGTATTCTCTCATGGATTCCAGGGTCCAGGTGGTTGGTTGATCGATAACTGTCTCACCACTAAGAATCAGCAATGCCCTGTATGTGAACACAATTCTACTCTGTGGAATTCCGGTATCGAAGCGAATAAGGATATCGTTCGTAAGCAGAAGCGTAAGCTGAATTACATTTCTAATGTTTACATCGTTTCTGACCCTAAGCATCCAGAAAATGAAGGTAAGGTTGTTCTATTCAAGTATGGTAAGAAAATCTTTGATAAGATTACTGAAGC